GGGGGGGGGCGGGCGGCCGCCCCCCGCCCGGGGGGGGCCGGCCCGGCCGGCGCTCCCGAATGCGGCCCGCAACATCACCGCGGGCCCGGCGGTGACGGCGGCCACCGCCGCCCTCCCGAGCGCCGCCCGCAACATCAGCGTCGGGCCGGCGGCGGCGGCGGTGGTGGTGGCGCTGCCGCAGGTGGTCGCCGGCCAGCATGAGACCGTCACCCCGGCAGCGACCGCGGCGCTGGCCGCCCTCGCCCGCCCGGCGGCGACCGTCCAGGCGGGACCGGCCCCGGTGGCGTCGGTGGCCACCCTGGCCCGCCCGGCCGCCACCATCACCGCCAGCCCGGCTGTCCTGGCCGCCGTGGCCGCCGTGCCCCAGGCCACCCCCCAGGCCGGCGGGTCGGCGACCGTCACCCCGGATGCGGTGGCCGCCGTCGCCGCCTTGGCCCGGGCGAGTGTGGCCGTGGCCGCTGGTCCGGTGGTGCTGGCCGCCCTGGCCGACGTGCCGTTCGGGATCGGCGCCAACGCCACCGTCGGCCCCGCCGTCGTCGCGCTCTTGTCCACCCTCGGCCAGGCCACCCCCCAGGCCGGCGGGAGCACCACCGCCACCCCGGCCACCGTCGCCGCCGTGGCCGCCCTCGGTCAGGCGACCGCCCTGTTCGACTTCACGGTCTCCCCGGCCGTGGTCGCCGCGCTGGCCGCCCTCGCCCGCCCGGCGGTGGCCGTCGGCGCATCTCCAGCCGTTCTAAGCGCCGTTGCCGCCCTCGGGGCACCACAGGTAGGGGTCAGGGCGTCTCCGGCTGTCCTGGCCGCTCTGGCGGCCCTCCCGACCCCGACCGTGGGCGTCATCACCAGCGCCACCCCGGCTACCGTCGCCGCCGTGGCCGCCCTCGCCCGAGCGGCCGTCAACGTCACGGCCGGGCCGCTGGTGATCGCCAGGGCCGCCGCTATCCCGCAGGCCCAGCCAGGCCAGTGGGTCACCGTCGCCCCGGCCACCATCGCTAGGGCGGTCACCATCCCCCAAGCCGGCGCCGCGGTCGGGGCCAGCCCGGCGGTGATCGCCCTGGCCGTGATCCTGCCGCTGATCGCCAACGCCGGCGGCGAGCCCGTCCCCGGCGGCGGGACCAGCTACGTCGGCGCCCTTCCTGGCGCCGTCTACGTCGGGTACGTGCCCGGAACCGTGTTCATCGGCGAGCCCGCAGGGGAGGGATAGTGGCTTACGACATCGGCGACGCCGTCCCCCTCACCTACACCCTGTCGGCGGCGGCCACCGTCACCCTGACCGTCACCGCCCCCGACGGCACCACCAGCAACCCGACCCTGACCGAGGGCGGGTCGCCCCCGGCGGTCACCTACACCGCCGCCGTGGCCGCCACCCAGGCCGGGGTGTGGCTGTACGCCTTCGCAGCGACCGGGGCGGTCACCGACGCCGAGGACGGATCGTTCTTCGTCAACGCCGACGCCGACGCCAGGGTGTACGCGACCCGGCCCGAGCTCAAGCAGCGCATGGGCATCCCCGCCGCCGACGTGGTCGACAACGACGAGATCGACCGGGCCATCCTGTCCGCGTCCCGCTCCATCGACCAGGACTGCCAGCGGCACTTCTGGAAGCTGACCGAGACCCGCAGCCTGTGCCCGACCGGCCCCTATCTGCTCAAGCTGGGCGCCTTCAACGACCTGGTCAGCGTGACCACCCTGAAAACCGACGTCGCGGGGGACGGGACCTGGGAGACGACCTGGCAGGCCAGCGACTATCAGCTGCTGTGCGCCGACGGCACCCCGAACGTCAACGCCGCCCCCGAGCCGCGCCCCTACACCCAGATCCGGGCGGTCGGCGCCCAGACGTTCCCCGGCGGCGCCGGCCACGGCACCCGCAGCGACCTTGTCCAGATCGCCGGCACCTGGGGCTGGCCGAGCGTGCCGGCCGATGTGCGGGAGGCGGCCATGATCGCCGCCGCCGAGCTGTTCAGCCTCAAGGACACCAAGTTCGGCGCCACTGGAGTCGGGGATCTGGGTATCGTGGTGGTGCGGGAGAACCGGCAGGTGCAGCGGCTCATCGCCCCCTACAAGCGGTTCGCGGTGCTGGCCGCATGACCGGCATCGCCGCCCTCATCGACGGCCTCGCCGCCCGCCTGGAAACCATCTCCGGGCTGCGGGTCGCCGACCATCCTCCCGGGCAGGTCGCCCCCCCGTCCGCGTCCATCCGGGTCGAGGGGGTCAACTACTCGACCAGCGCCCGCGGCGGCAGTTACGACGTGTCCCTGGTGGTCCTGCTGCTGGTGGCCAGCGTGGTCGACCGGGCCGCCTACGACGCCCTGTACGCCTACCTTGACCCCGACGGCGCCACCTCCGTCTATGCCGCCGTCGAGGGCGACCCCTACCTTGGGGACATCTGCGACGGCGCCCAGGTCACCAGCGTGCGCAACGTCGGCCAGGTCAACGTGTCAGCCGACAACACCACCAGCTACCTCGGCGCCGAGCTCGTCGTCGAGCTCCTGGTCTCCTGATGCGCTGGCTGGTCGTCCACCCGGCGCCGTCCTTCTCCGTCGCGGACGTGTACGCCGGGTACGTGGAGGCGCTGCGCGACCTCAGCCAGCAGGTCGTCGCGTTCAACCTCGACGACCGCCTCACCATGTACGAGGCCGCCCTGGTCGAGACGGGCGACAAAGGCCCCAACGGCGAAGTGGTCGTCAAGAAACTCCTCAGCCGCGAGCAGGCCATCCACCTCGCCACCCAGGGCATCCTGTCAGCCTGCTACAAGGCATGGCCCGATGTCGTCCTGGTCGTCTCCGGGTTCTTCCTCGACGCCGACCTGCTGGACCTGCTCAGGAGCCGCGGCCATCGGGTGGTGCTGCTGCACACCGAAGAGCCGTATGAGCACAGCCGCCAGCTCGCCCTGTCCCAGCACGCGGACCTGTCGCTGCTGAACGACCCGACCAACCTGGACGCCTACCGCGCCCAAGGTCAGGCCGAGTACCTGCCGCACGCCTACCGGCCCCGCCTCCATCACCCCGGCCCCCCAACCCCCGAGCTCGTCAGCGATCTGGCGTTCGTCGGCACCGGCTACGGCAGCCGCATCCGGTTCCTGGAGTCCATGCGGCTCGAGGGGCTGGACGTGCTGCTGGCCGGGAACTGGCAGCTGCTCGGCCAGCACTCCCCCCTGCGCAAGTACCTGGCCCATGACGAGGCTGACTGCCTCGACAACGACCAGACCGTCGAGGTGTACCGGTCGGCCCGGGTCGGCCTCAACCTGTACCGCCGGGAGGCCGAGTCGCCCGAGCAGGCGACCGGGTGGGCGGTCGGGCCCCGCGAGATCGAGATGGCCGCCGTCGGGCTGCCGTTCCTGCGCGACCCTCGCGGCGAGGGCGACCGGCTGTTCGGCATGCTGCCCACCTTCACCAGCCCCGGCGAGGCGTCCGAGCGGCTTCGCTGGTGGCTTGACCATCCCGACCAGCGCGCCCGGGCGGCGCTGGAGGCCCGGGTCGCGGTCGCCGACCGCACCTTCGACAACAACGCCCGAACCCTGCTGCGGCTGCTCGACCGAGCGCCCGCGAGGAATTAGGTGGGCGGTGGGTCCGGCTCCCCACAACCGGGGGCGCAGAGTTGCCTATGCCGACTCCCCGGACCTGCCAGTTTGACCCTCGCGGGAGGCCATTCCCCGGGTGATGCCCGGTCCCGGCCTCGGCCTCAGCGGTTCGCCCCTGGCTCCGACCGGTTTGCTTGGCCCCTGACAGACGTTACGGCCCAGCCTGCGCTGTAACCGTTATTCCGTCACACCCTCTAGATGCCCGTCGGCTTCTAGTCCGGCAAGTACAACACCCACTGCGGCGCCGCCGCAACCTGATAGGAGGAACAGCGCATGGCCCGTATCCACGGGAGGCGTGGGGTCGTCTACATGGGCCTCGCGTTCACCACCTCGACCGCAACCCCGGTCGCGTTCATCCGCAGCTGGAGCGCGAACTTCGCCACCGACAAGGTGGACGTCACCGCCATGGGCGACTCCAACAAGATTTACGTCGCCGGCATCCCTGACGCCGCCGGGGAGTTCTCGTTCTGGTACGACGACGCGACGGTCCAGACCTACACCGCCGCCGTGGACGGCCTGGCCCGCTCCTTCTACCTCTACCCCTCGTCCCTCACCACCGGCCAGTACTGGTTCGGGACGATCCTCCCCGACTTCAACGTGTCGTCTGCCGTGGACGGCGCCGTGGAGGGCACCGCCTCCTGGAACGCCGCCTCGGCTATCTCCAAGGTCGGCTAGGTGTCCTGCTTCAGGACGTTGGTTACACGCCAGCCGGCTCAGCGTCCTGATCGCGGGCCAGGATGGCGAGCACACCCGGGTGGGTCATGCCGACCTGGCGGGCGATCTCCCGGACGCCCATGCCTTCGGCATGAGCTTGGCGGATCAGCTCGTCACGCTCGGCGTGCCACCACCCAAGAAGACGAGCAGCTCGGCGGAGCCGCTTGGCGGTTTCGGTATCCACGTGGGCCATCGTCGTCCCCTCCCTGGGGCTCAGAAGGTTGGTCACTCGGCTACCTTTTCCACGTATACGCGCTCTACAACGTCGGCGAACTGGCCGAGGGCGGCGTAGACATCGTCCTGGACGGCGCCATCTGGATCACCGTCCAGGTCCTGGGACTGCTCGGGCTCAAGCGCGATAACTGCTTGGATGCGGAACCGTGGCATCGTCCTCCCTTAGTAGCAGGGCTGGAAGCGGGTCATGCGCCGAACTGTAGCCGCTTCTCGACAATGGCGGTCGGGTAGCGTTCCTCGATCCCAAACCCGAGGTGCTCCCGCTCGGTCCACAGACCGGCGTGAATGTCAGTGAGCTTGACCACGTTGGCGTGGGCCTCGGGGTCACGCTGGTAGAAGCCGTCGAGGTCGTCCAGGTAGTCGATGTGCTTGGCCATTAGCGCACCTTGGGGTAGGTGGCGAAGGCCAGCCACATCCCGAACCCGACCCCGCCGAGGAACCCGACCCAGCTGCCCACCCCCGGCGGGGCGCCGAGCAGGACGCCGGCCAGGCCGCCGGCGAACAGGCCGATCACGGCCAGGCAGACGACGATGAGCGCGCGCATGTGCTCCCCCTCTGAGGTGATGCGATGCCGGGCGTCAGCATACGACCCACCAACGATCTGCGGGAGGTCGCCGCCGAGCTGCGGCAGGTCGAGAACGGCCGCCAGCTGCGCCGCGAGCTGACCAAGGGCATGCGCGACGCCCTGCGCCCCGTCGTCCGCAAGGCTCAGGCGGCCTGGCGGGCCGTCCCACCCGGGGAGGCCACCAAGTCGCGGGAGCGGGCCGCCCTGGGCGACCTGCGGGCGCTGCTGGCCAAGGCGACCCGCCTGGAGGTCCGCACCAGCGGGCGGATGGCCGGGGTCCGCATCCGCGTCGACGGCCGCAAGATGCCGTCGGGGATGCGGGCGCTGCCTGGCTACGCCGAGGGGGAGCGGCCCCGATGGCGCCATCCCGTGTTCGGCGACCCTGACACCTGGGTCAGCCAGCCGTCGTTCCCGACCTTCTACCGGACCGTCGAGCCGCACCGCGACAACGTGGGCCGGGCTATCGACGACGTGCTAGAGGACGTCAAGCGAAAGATCGAGGCGCAACGATGACCGACACCGCCCCCGACGACGACCTGGAATCCCGCCGCCGGTATCTGCCGACCCTGCTCACCCCCCGCGACATGGCCCGGGCCAAGAAGGCGCTGGCCGAGGTGATCGGGGAGCGGTCGGCCTACGACATGCTCGAGGACGACGACGAGCGGGTGCCGTTCACCATCTGGTGCCTGGAGTCCCGCGCCAACCCCGCCTTCACCTGGGACGACGCCCTCGACACCCCGTATCTGGGGGAGTGGAAGGGCGGCGAGGTCGGCCCTCCTCAGACCGCCGCGCCGCCCGCTGGTGGCGCGAGGAACGGCGCACCCGGATCGCCGAAGAGGCCGACCGAGCCCGCGCCCGCAAGCTCCTCTGCGACTGGTACGGGCTGACGCCGGCCGAGCACGATTCCCTAACCTTTGAAGAACTGGAAATCTGGCACCAGGAAATGTCTGGTGGGGGAGACGAGGTAGACTAGACAGTGTAAGGGTGGCCCCGGCGGCTGCTAACCCCGGGGCCTGGACGACACCTACAGCGGAGGTGCCGCCGTGACGGATATTACGTGCTCGATCCCCCTTTGCAACAAGCCTGTGCGTGCGCGTGGATGGTGCCTAGCCCACTGGACGCGCTGGTCTAGACACGGTGATCCGCTCGCGGGGGGTCCTGATCGCCGCAAGGCTTCAAATTGCGCCGTCACAGGATGCGAAAGGCCGTATAGCGCCCGTGGCTGGTGCAAGACTCACTATTTGCGTTGGTTGCGTCATGGCTCAGCAGCGGCTGATGTTCCCGTGCGAAACCGACAAGCCCCCGTCTGCGCAGTTGACGGATGTAGCGCACAGCCAGTGGGACGGGATTGGTGCAAGCGGCATTATGCGCGGTGGAAGAAGTGGGGCGACCCGAACATCCTGCGTGGCAGCGCCACCGGTCACGTAACCAAGGCGGGCTACCGTGTCGTTGGTGGTGACCGCCGCAGACACCCGATCTATGAGCACCGGTTGGTCATGGAGCGCGAGCTCGGCCGTCCCTTGTTCCCTGAGTTGTGGCTGGGCTGGCGGACGCAGCCGGAGGGTCAGCGAGTTTCTGACCTACTCGCCTATGTCGTTGAGCACTATCCAGCGCAGATCACCACGATGCTCCGTGAGCAGGGGCATCTGATGTAGCCCGAAGGAGGTCCCATCTTGGCTCGATCGGTGCGATGGGACCTGATCGCCGACCCCCGCCGCTACCAGAAGGGGTTCCGCGAGGCCGAATCCACCACCAAGCGGTTCTCGGGGATCGTCACCAAGACCGCCGGACTGGTCGGGGCCGCGTTCGCCGGGGTCCAGGTGGCCGGGTTCCTCACCGACGCCATCAACGAGGCCCGCGAGGCGGCCAAGGTCACCCGCCAGACCAACGCCGTCATCAAGGCCACGGGTGGCGTCGCCAACGTCTCAGCCAAGGACGTCGACCGGCTCGCCGAATCGCTGTCCAACAAGGTCGGGGTGGACGACGAGATCATCGCCGCCGGCCAGAACATGCTCCTGACCTTCAAGGGGGTACGGGACCAAGCCGGCAAGAGCAACGACGTGTTCACCCAGGCGACCAAGATCGCCCTGGACATGGCCGCAGCCACCAA